GCTCAATGTTAAGGGCTAAGATTATGGAGAAAGCAAGATGAACGAATCATGGATAGCACGCAACATTCAGCCGGTGACGGTTATTTTTTTGCTGTTCTCTTACTTCTTCTTTGCTCTGCTGTCCGTCTTTGAGATGGAGACTCGGGGCGCTTATGTTGACCTACTAGGCCAGGCAATGATTATTGTGATTACCGCCATCTTTGCCGGTAAGACAGCAGAGAAAATTGTAGACATCCGCACGAACAAAGGAACTCCAAATGGCTCTTGATCCGGTATCAGCATTGTTTGAGATTGGTGGCAAGGTCCTAGACCGAGTGCTGCCCGACCCTGCACAGCAGGCCGCTGCCAAGCTGGAATTGATGAAGCTCCAGCAGAACGGTGAGCTAACCCAGATCGCTGGCCAGATGGAGATCAACAAGGTGGAGGCTGCAAGCTCTAGCATCTTTGTATCCGGCAGGCGTCCTGCTATCGGCTGGATATGCGGCGCTGGTTTCGCTGTCCAATTCGTTATCGGCCCACTGGCTGAGTGGGGTTCATCTTTAGCCGGTCATCCTGTAAAGTTTCCAACAATGGACACCGGCACAATGATGCCTTTGTTGCTGGGTATGCTCGGCCTTGGTGGTTTGCGTACTGCTGAGAAGCTACAAGACAAGGCATCCAAATGACACCCAATTTCACCCTTGAGGAACTGACGGTAACCGACCACCGCGAGTTTGACAATACGCCCAACGCTGCCGAGACAGTAAATCTCCAGCGCCTGGCTGAACTGCTTGAGCAAGTCAAGTCTGCTATCGGCGGCAAGCCCGTGATGGTGAACTCTGCCTTTAGGTGCAAGCAAGTGAACGACGCTGTAGGCAGCAAGGATACGAGCCAGCACCGGCTGGGATGCGCTGCTGACATCCGCGTACCAGGTATGGCGCCAAATCAAGTAGTCAAGGCAATCATGGCAGCCAAACTGCCCTATGACCAGCTAATACGCGAGTTTGATAGGTAGACTCACATTAGCGTACAGAACGATCCCAATGGCAAGCCTCGGGGTCAGACGCTAATCATTGACAAGGCAGGAACTCGACCTTACGGTTAAAGTACCCCACATGGCCATACAGCAAAAACTTGAGACTCCGACGCCGCCAAACCTGGGGTATCCACCAGAGGAGTATGAGCGCCGTAACTTCAATGAGTCCAATGGCGCTCTGAATGCTTACTTCAGGAAGGTGACTTCGGTACTTGGCGTTTTGTTTGGAGTCAAGGGCAGCAGGTACATCAATGCCCCGTATGGCGCCTTTCAGAGCACGGCAGACCAGACGGCAGCGGCTATCAATACCGCGTATGCGATGACGTTTAATACGACTGATTACACCAATGGAATTACGGTAGTCAGTAGCTCGCGCATCACGGTCACCGACAGTGGTATCTATGATATTCAATGGTCTGGGCAGTTTGAGAATACAGACAGCCAGGACCATGATGTCAGGGTGTGGATCAAGATCAACGGGACAAACCTTGTCGGTTCTACAGGATTTGCTGGGATACCATCTAAGCATGGATCAGTCAATGGCCACACGATAGTTGCCTGGAACTACTTTTTATCACTTGATGCCAACGACTACGTTGAGTTATGGTGGGAGACTGATAGCACCACAGTCAGCATCCAGGCATACGCTGCGGCATCCAACTATCCATCTACCGCGTCGCTGATTGCGACAATGCAATTTGTGTCCAACACAATGTGAGAACGTCATGTACATACCCTTGAAAATACCACCAGGCATCTACCGTAACGGCACTGAGTACCAGTCATCTGGGCGCTGGTACGACGCTAACCTGGTTCGCTGGTACGAGAACACCTTGCGCCCGATCAACGGGTGGCGTAAGCGTTTCAGCACTCAGACTGCGATGTCTGGGAAGTGCAGGGGACTGATTACCTGGCGTGATAACACCAATGACCGTTGGATCGGAGCAGGTACGCACACCAAGCTGTATGTGATGAACGAGTCGGGTACTCTCAAAGAGATCACCCCGACAGGCTTAACCGCTGGCATTGCTGACGCGCAATCGTTTACTGGCTACGGGTACGCCGCCTACGGAAACTTCGCGTATGGCGTCCAGCGTCCTGACTTGGGTGACGTAGTGAGCGCAACGACCTGGTCTATGGATACCTGGGGCGAGTACCTGATCGCTTGCAGTAGCGCAGACGGAAAACTATACGAGTGGCAGCTAGGGTTTACAACGCCTACGCTGGCAGCGGTGATTACCAATGCGCCGATAAACAATAATGCGGTGATGGTGACTGCTGACCGGATCATGTTTGCTTTAGGCGCTGGCGGTAACCCGAGAAAGGTTGCCTGGTGCGATCAGGAAGATAACACGGTGTGGACTGCCGCCATAGACAATTTGGCGGGTGATTATGAGCTTACTACGCCAGGCACTTTGCTGGCCGGTAAGCGCGTCAAGGGTGTGAACTTACTGTTTACTGACGTAGACGTACATACGGCTCAGTACATTGGAGCGCCGTTCGTGTACGGGTTTGAGAAGGCCGGTAGCGGGTGCGGGTTAATCTCGGCACAGTCGGTGGCAGCCATCGACACTGCCGCCATCTGGATGTCTAGCAGCGGGTTCTGGATATACGACGGTTACGTCAAGCCACTGCCGTGCGATGTGTCAGACTACGTTTTCAACGACATAAACCTGACTCAGAAGTCAAAGATTTACTCTGTCCACAATAGCAAGTTTGGTGAGATATGGTGGTTCTACCCGTCCAATGACTCCAACGAGAACGATTCCTATGTGACGTACAACTACCGCGAGGGACACTGGAACATAGGCACATTATCTCGCCTGGCGGGTGTAGACGCCGGAGTCTATACATACCCCATCATGGTGGACAGCAGCGGCTACATCTACGAGCACGAGGTTGGCTTTGACTATGACTCTGCCGTTCTTTACGCGCAATCTGGACCCATCGAGCTTGGTACTGGTGAGAACATAATGAACGTCAGGCAGGTGATTCCTGACGAGCAGACTCTGGGCGAGGCGCTGGTGTCCTTCAAGTCAAGGTTCTATCCTACCGGTGCGGAGTCCACTTTCGGACCCTACACGGCGGCAAACCCTACCAGCGTCCGGTTCTCTGGGCGCCAGGTAGAGATTAAGGTCACGGGTAACACTTTGTCCGATTGGCGAATCGGGGTTATGCGCCTAGAGGCGACAGCCGGTGGGCGTCGGTGACAGACATTGAGGACTTGCACAGGCTGCGCCACCAGGTGCAATCGGCTTTAGAATACTCTGGAGGCACACACACATTTGACGATATAGCCCAGGCGGTGACCGAGAATCGGTTTCAGGTATGGCCAGGCGTCAATTCGGTGGTAGTGACCGAGATCATTGTCTACCCGCGAATCAAGAACTTGCACTACTTCTTGGCTGGCGGCGACCTAGATGAACTCAAGGCGATGCGACCACACATCGAAGCCTGGGGCAAGAGTTTAGGTTGCACGCGAGTTACTCTCGCAGGGCGTCAGGGCTGGGCCAAGACGTTTCTGCGCGATGAAGGATACGAACCTAAGTGGTTCATTTTGAGCAAGGAGCTTTGATATGGCGCGAATGAAAAATGATATGGCGCGAATGCAAGATTACGCAGATGATGAGCTTATAGCAAATCCATTTGCGTTTGCTGCGCAAGCTCCTACTGCTCCCGCAATGCTTGCACCAGTTGCTGCGCCAGTTGCTGCGCCAGTTGCCGCATATCAAGCGCCTACTGCAAGAGAAACGAGGGATGGTGTTGGCAGAGATGGACAGGTAGCAGATTTATCTCAGACCCCAGGTTACGGGATGGCTCCTGTTTATGAAGAACCGCAAGGTAGGGGGCCAGAGCGAGAGGGAGAACGTGGTTTGTTGGGTTATGAATTTAATCCTATTGCCGCAGGACTAACCACAGTTGATGTTCCTAAACCACCGGCTATCCTTGCAGAGGAGCAGCGGATTGGCAAAGAAATGGAACCTTTATACGCAACCTTCACAGCACCTCAAGAAGGTAGTGATAGAGGCCAGAGGGAATCAATAGCTTACGGCCCACCTACAGGGTATCGTTACGACAACGGGCAGAGCCAGTACGTTAAATTTGACGCTGGTGGAAATTACTATGAGACAGAACAAAGAAAAGGCGAGTTTGATGACGCGCTAAAGATGGCTGCTCTCTTTGCTGCAAT